ATTGCTCCTGCCTGGTTGGCGAGGATCAGGTCAACGTCTGCTTCGGTTATGTTGAAGCGGGCGAGCGTTGCTGTCATCCATTCTCTGTACGTCATAGGTCGTTCCGGTTAGTTCTGTGTTGATTGGAAAAGGGGAGCCCCGGAGGGCTCCTCCTTAGTTATCAAGTTTGTGAGACGCCTTCGAGCCAGGTGCTGTTCACTGTGTCAAATAGGAATGTGCGAGTTGAGCCTAACCATGCCGGGAAGGCGTTAGCCAGGCCGATGGTCACTTCCTCGATCGGTTCCTCGGTGGAGTACTTCTTTATGAGAGTATGTCCGTTCAGCGCCTTGATGGCTGCGCTTCCTTGCAGATTCCAGTCTGCTGGCACCTTCCAGAAGGTGTTCCCCATGGTTGCTCCCTCTACGAAGGTAACCACGTTGTCCAGGAAGGGGTTCCGGCTCGTTCTGGTTCCGTCGCTGTTCTCGATGGTGATGTCCTGGTCGATCACTACGATCTGGAGTCCGCGCAGGTATGCCAGGGATGCCATGGCTGCGTTCACTTGCTGCAGGCTGGGTGTCTGTGCAATGTTGAGCGCGTTCTGCATGAAGCTGGCTGAGAGGCGTACTACTTCGGCGGTCTGCGCGAAGTTCGCGAAGGTGTCGACGTTCATTATTGCATATCGCAGATTAATGCCTTCTGCCTTGGCTTTGGCCACTACGGCTTTGAAGTCCACGCTGATGGGCTTGGCGTCGGCGCTGTCGGTCCAAACGTCGGAGCCGGTCTGAATGCCCAGCTTTCTGGTTGCGTCGATCTGGTAGTCAACAGCAAATTGCGTCACGACGCTGTTGTTGTTGTCGTTGGTCAGCACTACCTTCCCGCGGCTCAAAGACTGGAGGGCGATCCACTCCAGGCGGGAGGCTACGCCGTCCCAGCAAAACTGGGTATCTTCTGCCCACGCTTCGATCAGCGCGCGCTGGTTCGGGTTGCCTTGTGTCATGGCGACCATGATGTCGTACTCGTTCAGTTCGTTCTCGTCCTTTGTCCGCTTGATAGCGATTTTGGGGATGTCTCCCTGTATGCGGGCGAGTGCTTCGCGTGTCTTTTTGTCAATTGTTGCTCCCCTGGCGACAACGTCGGCTGCTACGCGGAGGCCTGCGTTGGCTTCCAGCGCTCTCCATGATAGGGAGTAATTCTCCTTCATAGGGAACAGGGTGGGGTAGTAATAGGGCGTAAGATTGTACGTGTTTACTACCGCTTGCATATCTTTCTCGGTCAGGCCGAGCATTAATGATTTTTGCATTGTTTTTCCTCCTTTTTTTTAGATGAATTTAATCAGCGGCAGTTTGGCCTTTACTTCGGCACCGGGTGCCGGGATCAGCGCTTCGCGCACCTGCCCGATTGTTACTACGTTCACCAGCAGGTTGCTGTCGGGCTCGATGTCGTAACTCTCGCCGACCAGTCCGATGGGCTGGTATTTGAAATCACTTACATTGGTGGCTGCTTGCTTGGCTGCCTGATAGATGCCGTCCCCTATGGCTGCGGCTGCGCCGAGGGTCGTTCCGACGGTGATGTCGTCGCTGGTTTCGTCTGTTTCGTTGGTGGCAATGGCTGTGATGGCGTATGCCTTCCCGGCAGGTTTCAGCATGATGAAATCGCCCACTTTGAAATCGTGGCCTTTGGCTACGGTATAGGCGACGTCAGTTGCTCCGGCTGCTGCGGTCAGGATTGCTACCTTAACCGGGTAATAAAGCCCGGTTGTGGCGTCTTTTCCGACAGGCGTTCCCTCTTTGAGGACCCGCTGTACAAATTCCGTATTTGCTACGTTGACGCCGTTGGGTATGTCGGCCAGCTTGTGCGTAAATGCGCGAACCACCCTGCTGTCTTTTGCTTTTTTTATTGTTAGCATAGTCTGGTTATTTATTAGTTTTAGAATAATTTCTTTCCGCCAAGTGGAGCTTCACCGTTGGTTTCTGCTTTCTTGGCTTCAATGTAGTCCTCTACGCCGCTGCTCACTCCGTCTTTGTTCGGCTTTCCGAGGATCGGGCGCTCATGGCTTCCGAGTCCTTTATCGGCGAGCTCCTGGGTGAGCTGCGAAACGCTTTCTTTTGTTTTTGCGAGGTATTGCTGAAAGGCTTCATCGTTCTCAAAGCTGCGTGCCTCGAATCCATCCATGATGGT